CCCGGCAGGAGTTCTTTTAGTAGTTGGGCGCGTGAAATAGCCATTATTTACTCCTTAGACACCAGTGGTGTTGTTCATGGAATGGAAGTTTCCGTTCCACGTTACCAAGACTTCCGGGAACCCGATAAACGAGCAGGTCGTACCCGAAGCAACAGTGATAGCACTGCTAACCGTGAGAGTCGCGCCGTTTACGTTGGTAACCGTGATGTAGTTACCTTGAGCCGCACCAGTACCTGCGGCAACAACCTGCATACCTGCAAGAATTGCCGAGTTAGAAGCCGCCAACGTGAGGGTGGTGGATGAACCCGAAGTCGATGCAACAGCCGAAACCACTACAGCAGTCTCTGGAACAACACCAACAACACGCCACGGAGCAGCGGTGGTAACACGTGTGTTACCCGTACCGTTGGAAACCACACCGCCGGTCAGTGCGAGGTACGAGTTACCGTTGACCGTGGAGCCGCTGTTACCCGTCAGGGTGTACATGTTAGTACCAACAAACGCAGGGTTAACATAACCAATGGTCGTGTTAGCTGTGTTTGCCAACGAAGTCCCCTGACCCGTTACAGCGGCTTTAAACACCGTGCGAGGATCATCAACAACGTAAGCAAGTGCGTTGTTAGAAACCGTGCTTGCAGGCCAGTACTGGCTCTGAATGGTCTGCGACAGGCTATTTACGTACTGGCAACCCAGAAACACACCAATCGTTCCAGCAATTGCTGACGTAGGGCTTGATGCGGCGCTGTAGTTGTCAATAACAATAGTGCCATTGGAAAGCTTAACGGTGTCGCCGTTGAACAAGCTGGTTGAATATCCAGTGGCAATTGGATACATACGGGTGGAACCCGCGTACACCAACCCACCGAACTCGTTTACGGGTTTTAACCCGTAGGGAGAACTAATAACAGGATAAGCCATTTAAAACTCCATTATTTAATACCGGAACCAAATCCGCCGCGACTGACCGTTGACTTACGATCTGCAAACAGCGGCATACGGGGGTCATTGTTGCGCATGAAGTTGTTATCTACAGACTCCATTTGTTTTTGCGCCTGATCGTTGTAGTACTCCGACATGGCTTCCGCTTTTTCGTGCGAGATTTTGCAGAGCAAAAGCCCACCGATTTCCACATTGCCGTCGTTGTTACCTTCAACCATTAGCTCAGGATGATCTTTTGCCTTGACCGGAACCCAACCCATCCTAAATTTGCCCGACACGTTAGTTGGAGAAGCCTGCCCCAATACATGCGTTGCAACCCACCGGAAAGCATAGCCCGCTTCAGGGGTAGGATCTGGCAGAGAACTCGGCGGCACATAGACGCTCCGAGCAGTTTTTTCGCGCGACGCTAAATCGCGGGGGGTACGAGTGTTAGTTTCAGCCATTTGCATTCTCCAATTTAACCAGTTGATCAGCATATTGTTTCGGTGTTAGGCCAAACTTCTTGGCCAACGCAACCTGCGTTGTAGTTAGTTTGACTTGGCGGGTGCCTGACGAGCGTGTCGCAGGCGCAACAACTGCCGACTGTCTTTTGGAGGTCGACCCCCCAAATATTTCAGGGAAGGTCTTATGCAGGCGTGAATCTATCGCCTGAAAGTATTCATCGCTTCGCGGGTCGGTGCCCGAAGTCACTAGTTTTTGATGCAGCCCTAGTGCGTAGCTGGTAACTTCCTCGTACCCCTGTGCGCCGAACCACTGGTTTTTTGCCTGCCAGCGCAGTGTTTTTTCATCCGGTTGCACCGCTGGGGGAGCGGACATTTGCCTTTGTACAGCATCTGAAGTTGTTTGTAAAGGGATAGGTCTAAAGTTTTTGATCGACTCCAGTTTTAGTTTGGCTTCGGTCAGTGCTTCTTGGGCAGCAATAATAGCGTCTGTGTCAAAAGCTTCTTGCGCTTCTTTGTATTGGCGGCGTACAGCAACCAGTTCTGCTTCAGCCGCAACTTTGGCAGTCTCGGCATACTGAACAGTTCCGTTATCCACGTACTGTTTGAGCTGTTGGTTTTCAGACAACAACTGTTGCGCAAAGCGCTCAAGCTCTTGCTTCTCCCGCAAGGTGGCTTCTTTGGCACGGCGCTCGTCATGGCGTGCGTGCGTTAATTCTTTGATGCGCCCCTTAACTTTGTCTGAGTAGGACTCGATCTCATCGTCAGTCGGGTCTTCTACTTCTCGGTCCAGCGGCTTGCGCCCCCGGTCTTGTTCGGGCGTATCGTCAACGATTTCAACTTCGATGTCTTCGTCGTTTGGTTTAATGGCTTGTACGCCATTAACTTCATCAGGGAACTTAAACTCATCCATGTGTTTTCTCCTTAAGCGCGGCTAATGCCACGGGGGTCTTCAACAACAGCTTCAACTTGATCGTCATTGATCAACCGAAATTCTCTGTCAAAGAGTTTCAATCGCGTACCGGAATAGGTACGCACCAAAACAAAATCACCCTCTTTACACCAAGCACCAGAAGCAAACTTTGCTTTGTCCTTGTATGCGTCAGGGCCTAGCTTCACTACAAAAAGCACCGTTGTTGCATGCTCTTCCTGCCGAATAAACGCATCGGGCTTAACAATCTCTGTGCCCTCAAACGTATTGTCCATCTCAGGAATAGTGCAAAGAATCTTCCATCCGGTTGGATCTGGGACTGTCTTTGCTTTTTGCTCAGGCGTAAGTTCTTCAGTCATTGGCTTCGTCCACTTTTTTAGCAAGGTCGATGATGTAACGCTCTGCGATGGCTAGACCCTGAATGACACCACAGAGTTTCCGATACTCCTCAAACGATTGACACACGCCATTAGCCAAATCATCGGCGTAGTTATTCAAATCGTCGCGGATCTTTTCGCGCAATACGCGGGCGAATTCATGAATCATGTCTTACTCTCCGGTTTGCGTTGTTTAGCTTGTTCCATTTGTACGGCGGTCTGCGCCTTGTGCTTGGCGATATCTGCACCGATACGAAGCCCATCGATCTCGTGCTGGGCCTCTTGCTTGGCTTTGCTTTCTTTAATCTGCGCGCCCATCTTCATACCGGCAAGCTGCATATCGCCCGCCATCTTTTCTTTATCCATCTCCAGACGCGCCTGATCTAACGCTGTCCTGCCTGCTTGCGCTTGAGCTTGAGCCTGTGCCGCCTGCGCCTGTGCCGCCGCCTGCTGCATCTTTAGCTGCATATCCTGTTGTTTTAGCTGCGCATCAAGCTGAGCTTTCTGAGAATCAAGCTGAATCCGTGCCTGCGTCTCCTGTTGCCGCATCTGCAATTCTTGCTGCTTAATCTGTAGCTCTTGCATCTGCATCTGAATTAGCGGATCTTGTGCTTGTTCCTGCGCTTGCTCTCGGGCCTGCTGCGCTTTGTTCTGATCCACTACCTGTTTAGATGCTTGGGCTATTAGATTAGATAGCGCATACTCTGCTTCTGGTGGCAGATCGTCGTCGTATTTTGGCAACGCAGCGCCAAGCTGCTGCTCTACTTGATAGCGATACAGGAACCCGGCATGCTCCGCAATGTGCTCCATAAGCGCGGCTGAAATCTGCTGAGCTTTGGGGTTCTGCCCAAGTGCCTGCGCAATTGTTGGGTCTTGGATCATCGCCATGTGAACCTGAATGTGCGATTTGTGATCTTGGTAGAAGAACGCCTTGACTGGCTCGCTCTTCATCAGGTTCATGTTCTCAGTTACCGGATCGCGCGGCTTCATGTCCTCTGGCAGCGGCACCAACTTATCGGCATGCTTAACACCCAGAATCTCCAGCATCTGCCGGTGTAACTGCGGTAGATCGTAAATGTCCGGTGCCATCTGCGCCATCTGAATGACGGCTTGATACTGAACAACCCGCTGGCTCAACGTCGCAGCGTTCGGATCGCTAACAGGAATGATATCTACATGGTTATAGTCAGACTTCTTCGCCTTGCGCGGCCCTTCTTCTGGGTCATAGTCGTACTCAGCATCTGTCTCGTCCCGAACAATCTGCGCAAGCAGGCGCAGTTCTTGCTTGAAGCTGTAGTGCAGGCGCGCCTGCACCGCCGTCATTACCTTGAGTTGGCGCTCCAACAAAGCCAGCGTGGTCCCCACTGGGGCTTGAGCCGACATATCACTAACCTGCATGTCCGCCGTGGCTGCGAACCTGCGCCCTTCCTCCACAATCGTGGACAGCAACTGATACAAGACGTTTGATGGCTCTTTATATGGCAGCGGCAGGATGTTGTCCCGAAGCGCCCCCGAACCAATATCTACGTCACGCCACTCTCCCGGCGCAATCGGAGTGTCATCACCCTTAATTCTCAACCCACGGGATTTCAAACCGCCCGGTAGATTGGAGAGTGTCCCTGCATCAACAAGCTGACGCATGATGCTGGTAGCTGATTTGGCAAAGCCACCAATCAGATGGAATAAACCAAACCCGTACGCACCAAAGCCGGGTATGTAGTCGTACTTAACAAAGTGCTGGCGCTTCAGGCAGAACTCATCATCCTCTTTCCAATTGCGCCGCACCGCCAACACATCATTGGTGCCTTTCACAATTGTGATTACATACGGGCGGGCAATACCCGTTTCTTCCCCTTCATCATCCTTGTCTTCAAACCCGGCAATATCCAGATCGG